TGATCGGCATTCAAACAGGAAGTCAACGTTTGCCGCAACATCGTCAATGCCATAGTCAAACTTGATGGGCACAAGGCAATTACGGAAGGGGCGGGGATGCCTAACCTTTTCGGCAGTTGTTTCGATCACTACGCCGACAGCCCGGTTACGTTTTTCTTCAGTTTGCTTTAGTTTACTGTAAATACGGGCAGTTTCATAGAAGCCTACTGCACGTCCGCCGCCTAGCCGATTTTTCTTTCCATACAGACCCGCATTGGCATTGTCACGTTCCTGTGAGATGATATAGAGTAGTGCATTCTTTTCTGCCAGTTTAGCAGAGAGTCCCCGGAACATTTCCTGTGATAAAAATTTCGCAGAATCCATGCCATACGTCCCATCATCGAATTCCTTGCCCTTGTCATAGGCGTTGTGTCGTTCAGTCTTGCGGTTTTCCAGTGCTTTGGATGACAGGGCATCCAGAGAATCTAGCACATAAATACCACACTCGTCATCTTTAAGGGAAGCAAGGAATTTGCTGACATCATACTCCCATTCTTCGACTGTAGCAGGCATCTCTTCGCGGGAACGCTTGTGGGTAGGGATGATTTCAAATCCGTACAGGGCGAGGCTATCAATAGTGTTTCCGCCTTCAATGTCGGCATACTTCCATTTGAACTTGTCTTTATATTTGTAATAGTTAGCAGAAATTAACTCTACTGCCTTGAATGTTTTAGTAGAACTTGAGCCGCCCCAATCCCGGACAATAGTGCCAGCTTCCCAGCCCATACCGTACCCAGCCTTCTCCCCGCCTCCTACGACCAAATCAAGCAGGGTGCATCCTGTAGAAAAATACATCCCCCTCTTGGGGGACTCGACTTGTTTTTTCGCCAATAGTGTCTCCTTTACGCTGGACAAATTTACCATGCTCCCTCCATGCACCAAAAACCTGCACCATATCATTTAATTTGATACAGTGCAGGTTAGTGAACCTCTTATTTAGCGGCTCTGGCACATGCTTTCCATACGTCGCAATTCTCGCATTCGGGCTTCTCGTCGTTGTCCTTCCCGAAGCGGTGACCATGCGGACAAGTCGGGCCAGTTTCCTTTACAGGAGCCTTGCGTGCCGGTGCGGGTTCATCCTCGTCATCGTCATGCTTGGCGGGGCGCTTTGGTGGTGGTGGCGGAGCCTCGTCCTCATCATCGGCTACTTCCGGGTCATCCTCCCCAGTCATCAGTGCCATCATCTGGTCAGCAGTGTGCACAACCAGCAGGGCATCAAAGGGAATGGCCAGTTTCACCAATTTGGTAGTGGGCGTATCCCGATCCAGAAAGCCAAAGTTCTTCGGCTCGATGCCAGCGTGTCCTTGATAGGTAGTGGCCGACCCACGGAACTTCACAGTCTTACCGTTATCGGGATCGGCGAAGTCAATGATGCCATCTCCATTGGCGCTATTCTTGGCTTCCTCGATCAGTTCCTTTTCAAACAGGAAGTGTGACTGTTCCAGTACCATCATGCCTTCATCCGGCTTCATGACATCACGGATATTGTAGAATACCCGGCGCTTGGCTTTGTAAGCATCAAACTCTTCCTTCTTGCCAGCCATACGGTATTCATCAGCCTGATCGCAGATCGGACACGATTTGCCATAATTCTTCTTCAGGCACACCGCATCCGATTCTGACGGGCCGATGTTTTTGTGTACCCAGATATCCAATGTATAGTCCAGATCGCCGACTTTCAAGGTTCCCCGCTTGACCAGCGGATGGTTGGCGGACGCAATCATATAGGGGATAATGTCGATCTTGTTATTCCCCTCTTTGGGCTTGTAGAACTTGACCTCCCCTTCGTGCTTGCCCCAATCAAGTATCCCCTTGCGGGCACCCCCCTGATTGCGACTTCCATACGCCTCGTTCAACCTGTCGGCAAGACTGCTTTTTCCCATGTTACTCCCCCTTCGCTTTGTTCAGCTTCCCACGAACAGCATCTCCCGCTGTATCCCCATCGGCCTTGCCAGAGTAGTATTCCTTGTTCCACATGGATACCAGATTGTCCAGTTCAGAGCGGCGATGCTCCAAGGCAGAGGTACTTGCGTAAAGCACGTCTACTTTTTCCTGTGCTTTCCTGAACTGCTCCTTACATTCCTGTACTGCCTCATCCTGTACAAGCAATGCCGATACGACCGATTCAGTTACCTTCAAATCTTCCGGCGGATTCCGGCGAATGGCAATCTCCCTTTGCCCCAGAACCAAGTCCAATTTGTCCTTTGCCGCATCCCGTTCACTACGGGCAACAGCAAACTCGTGGGCGTAAAAATGATACAAGGATGGCTGGATTTCACAATCCTCCGCCAGCTTGAACTTGTTGATTCTTACGTCCTTGGCAAAATCTTCCCCGAATGTCACTCCCAACTAATCCTCCTCATAATCGAATGTATCAAAATCTGAATAATCCTCATACGCCTCATACGTCTCGTAGTCATCCATCTCGGACAAATCTTCCATTTCCTGATCCCTTGCCCGTTGCTCTTCCAAAGGATCAAAGCAGTCAGGACACGTCATACTGGCTACCCCCCATCCATCTTCTTCAATGGCATCCTCTATACTGGACTCTATCGAACTTGGGTGTTTCCCACTGAACGATACCGTATGTACCAAGCCGCAATGTGTACAGGTAATGACAGTTTCACCTTCAAAAAAGTATTTATAATTACGCATCATTCATTCCACTGCAAGAGGAATTCCGGGGACACAACCTTGAAGGAGAAGCGCCTGCCATTCATGTCCTTGACTGCATACGGCTTATTGTCAAGAGAACGTACTACAATACCTTCATTATAGGTATCAGGATTCAAGTCACTCTTGGTAGTGGCAAACTTTACCCATTCATCCACTGTAGAGCCAATCATACCGATAGTACTGTCTCCCAACTGAGGTACTATCTTGACAGTACCATTCCCCCAACCATAAGAAAGCGTCAGGGAATCAACGAAGAACCGCAGTTCAGCCGGGGGCAAATACACCTGCTTCTTGATATCGTATACGCCATAGATATAGAGTACTTTTTCCGTGAGCTTATACTTGTTGCCCTGTAGTGCGGGGCCGCACAATTCTCCCTGTATGGCAAAGGGGCTTAACTTGGCCTTTTTCAAAATTGCCAGCAAGCCCGAATCCCGCACAAAGTTCCAGTACACATTACTCTTGTAGGTTGGAAACCAAACGTTCCGTGAGCATACAGAGAGTGTACCACGATTCCAGATAATTGTCAAGGAGGTTCCATCCATTTTTTGTGAAATGGACACCATTATATCCCGGTAGGTTTCCAGAAATCCCTCCCCAAATGCCTGAAGCCGTGTCTCGTCAGTCTTGGGAACCAAGTGGGTTGGGAACGCTGACCCTGTTCCTACTTTCCGAAGTACCAGACGCCGAAGCAATGGTATCCGTACAAGAATATAAAACCACCACGGGTGCTTCTTGGGAGCAGAAGAAGTTTTAGGTTCCTCTGGCTCATACTGTGTAATACCCAGTATCTTGGATACATCCAGACCTTCCCGCATTACCAGTATTCCGGGAAAGTACGAGAGGGGAAGGAACAAGCCTTGGGATATTTGTCCACGTAACCGAATTGTCCTAACCCGAAACTTGCGTTCCCTCAAAAACTCGAACACAGGGGTATCAGGAACTACGGCATCAATTTCGATGTAGACACCTAGTTCACCCGGCTTGATTTCCCCCTTCTTGACTACACATTCCCAGCCAAGTACGGTTGCTACTTCAATTTTATCGGCACCGTCAATGGGTCTGGTAGAACTGCATCGCTGAATACTCGCCATTGCCCTATCCATGTTACCTCCTTGTTTTCAAGAGTATACTACTTTTTTGGTAAATAGTCAAGTTACTCTGCTTGGAACACCGTCAATAAAATAAAATTTAGCGGTCTGGTTTGGAGAATCGTCCAATGCCAGTAGTTTCATCGCAATCATCAGCGAGTAGTTGGCCAAATCAAGTGCTGTGTCTATTGCACTCTCATCATTGCACGCTTTGTTGTGTAGGAGCAATTGCTCTAACCGATTACACTTATCCTCTATTCGGACAAGTGCCGCTGTGTACCCCCAACGATCTATGGAGCGATCAAACGAATTTCCGTAGGCTTCATTCTTTTCTACATAGGTTTTATGGATTTTATCGAGTAGTTCCTTGTGAAGTTTGTGTCGCTGAGTATCATCCATACTACCTCCTTATTTATAAAACGGATACCACGTTGGAGTAAATTGGACAATTTCTCCATCACGAATTTTACCACCAATAATCCAAAAACCTGTATGTGCCGCCAGACGTTTGTACCTCATAAATCCTGACTGCCTCTGAATTGATCCTGTGCTAACAGCATGTATGTTTCTGTCAAACAGGTACAAGGCTTTGTGGGTATGGGCGGTAAGCAATACGTTAGGTTTTTCCCCTCCAGTAAATGCCTCTATAATTTTTTGCACCCGGTAACTTGATGCGTAGCTTGATCCATCCTCTCCATGCCAAAGCATAAAGGTGGCCCCATTAACTTTCACAGTACCCTCGTGAATTCCTAAATAGGTAGACTGTGGAACCCGCAATGCCAAATCTTCTCCTAAATCAGTGCCGACTCCCGATTTTGTATTAGTCCATAAATCATGGTTACCTAAAATAAAATAAAGTGGACGCTCCCATTGCTTCAAAAGTTCTACAGCCTTATTGCGTTGAGCGGCATATCCCACTTGGGTCAACTCATAAATTTGCCCCGGTCGGGTACTCATGCCTTCTACTACATCTCCCCCATGTAGCATAGCAGTACATCCCTGTTTTCGCCCTTCCGCCATTGCCGCTAAAAGAAAGTCATCATCAAAGTACATTGAACCGATATGAGTATCTGATAGTGCCAGAAGTTTGAAATCCTCACCTTCAAAGGTAAGAAGAGCTTCACTTTTAGGCTTCTTCGATGTATCCATAGTCAGCAAGGAAGCTAATTCTTCATCACTAAACTTGTCCCGAATTTTGCTCAGAACAGTTGTGATGTCGCCAAATTTCTGTCGATATGCTCGCTTCAGCCTATTTAGGGATTCTTCAGAAATGGCATAGGCTTCCACCGTTTCCCCAGTTCCATGAATAGTAGAGTATTCCACTATTTCCTTTAATCGTGCATCACTTATCATCCAGTTCCTCCTCGTCACGTATAGGAATAAAATAGCGGCAAGTTTCCTTGTCTACCACATCGAAGTACTGGGCAATCTCGTTCTCGTCCGCCATATCGGTATACCGGGCACACTGGAGGATCATGGGGCACATGGAATTGCAACACTTGGTTATTTGGAAGGGTAGTAGTTTCATTTTCCGGTACTCCCAAAGCCGTTACGTCCCCGCAACGAGGCTGACAATTCCTGTGCTTCCTCCACGTCGATGTCAGGAAGCGTCTGTACTATTCCTTGTGCTATTTTCTGGCCGTGATAGACAGTGAAGGCAGTTGCGCCATGATTATACAATAGTACCTTAAACTCCCCCCGATAGCCTTGGTCAATGACTCCTGCATTAGTTACTTCGATTCCTTGGTTGAACGCCATACCTGATCGAGACTTGACTATCATGACACACTTTTGATCGCTTTGAGGCTCCCATGCAATCCCGATCGGAATGACCGCGCTTTGTCGGGGCTGGATGATAACGGGAGTGGGTATGCACGCACACAAATCCAGTCCCGCATTGGAGGGATCATCTCCCCCAAACGTAGGGATGTATGCATCTTTTTTTAACTTCTTGAATAGTATTTTCAATTCACGTCTCCTTTCAAAGTTCCTGCATCCTTCATGTCTGCCCATGAACCGTCTATTTCCGACTGCTCTTTTTCCACTGTCAATGGAACAATAATCCCGTCCCAGTGTTCCCGGACTTTCCGCGTACCATAATCCCAGTACCAGTAATCGATCAGGTCTGCTTCACTGTCGTGTTCATCAGATACACAACTATCATGTATTTCCCCGATGAACTTTGAACGATCCAGCTTCATCACCTTCTTGTTCACTTGGTTCATTGTCCATTGCAGGACATGGTAGCCTGCCCCCTGAACGGGACTATTGAAAGTGTTGTTCCTCCGCATCGGCCCATAGCACCTGAACCCTGTGAGCAGTTCAACGTATCCATGCTTCTGGTAGAACTTCCATTGTTTTTCCCGCCATTCATTGTGGACAGGAAACCGTTCTTC